ATCTCCAATTTGGTACCCACTTCCACCAGATACAATTGTTGCCCCAATTGCGACTCCATTGTTTATCGTAATCGCAGCAGTTGCATCTCTACCCTTACCAGTAATTGTTTGTAAATTAATTCCAAAAAAAGTTGCAATACCAGAAGATGGGGTATATCCAATACCAGCATTAATAATATTTAATGAACCTGTTGCAATTCCCGCATTTCCTACATAGTTTCCTGATGCATTTGTTCCACTTTGTAAAACAGTATTTCCAATAATAAAGTTAGAATCATTAATTGTAGATGCTAAACTTATTCTAACTCTCTTAGAGTTAAAGTTGAGAGAATCTGGCATTAATCGGGCGATTTGATGATTACCCTCTGTGAGTTGAGGACTATAAAACTCAACTGTTCCAGATTCAATAAAATCTGCACGATAAAGAGTAAATTTAAGATCTTCCCATTGACTTGGTTCCCAAGTAGAAGCATTTTGAGATTTAAATAAAGATCCCAAATAAGGTTGATTTGAAATAAGAGTTTGGGTCAGTAGATCAGTTTCTCCAACTCTAGAAATATAAACACTATATTTTGTTGAGTTTGACAATAAACAAATTGCATATTCTTTTCCACCCTCCAAGTATACTGGAGATTTAAAAGATATAGGAGTTGCAATTGATCCATCATTAGATAATTGAACTTCACTTGGATCTAAAACAATTTCTGAAAATGGAATAATTTTTTGAGAAGGAAGACCATTTTCTAAAGTTCTAATTTGTATTATTACTGGAATATCAAAATTATCTTTAGTTCTGAAGAAAATATCACATCTTGTCAAGAAAATTCCAGTTGATTCATCAATCATAAATGATTGAGCTAAGGGATCAATTCCGTATCTCGATTTAAAATTATTTTGGAGATCATCAACATTACCTGGTCTACCTCTTAATCCTGGTATAGTATTTAAATTAAATGTTTCTCTTGATATAGTATTGCCTTGAATGACCTGGGTATCAACAGTCCTAAATGTTTCTCTCTGCTCTGTTAGTGATAGAGATTCAATACGAGCATTTCTAATAGAAACAATATTTTCTTGAACTGTTTCTATAATTCCATTAGAAATAAATTTTTCTTCCGATATTGTTGTTGCTGAACTTAGATTGTTTGAATCATTATTTAAAAATATCAATGTTTTTGTTCCTGTTTCAAATTTTGGGTGAATATTTACATTTGGATTTGGTATGTAAAGACTCCCAATTAAAGTTGATGATATGTCTGAAATAAGTCTTACATTAGTAATAGTTGCTTGGGCGCCACTAGTAGTTCCAGTTAGCATCATTCCACTTTCTACCCATCCACTGAATAAACCTTGAGGTTCGTTTGCAAGTGAAAAAGTGTCAATATTTAAAATATTTGAAGTTGATGAATAAGTTGCTGATAAAATTTGATTTGTGTATGGATTTTGTGAAAATGTCGTGGTCGGTGAATTATATGGACCCTCTTTATGATTTGACTGAGCAACCCTAAATTTAATTTTTGCAGGATCATAAGTACCAAAACCTAAACCAGTTGCTCTTACCCTACCAATTACAGTTTCTTCAACTTCAAATACCCCAGAAATCATATTAATTTCAAGTAATTTTGGAACACAGTATTTGGTCACATCGACACCATCAAAAAATGCATAAACTTGTGTTAATGGTTTTAGTGCTTTATTAAGAAATTGAATATTTCTAGATCTCATATAAAAAGATATATCTCTACTTACAATTCTATCTCCATTTGAAATAAAATCAAATTGTTCAGAGACTATATTTCGTGTTCCAAATCTAGTTTCTATTCCAATTTCTTTAAATTCTCGTATAGTATTTGAAGTAGTCAAAACAGTGGCATATTGATCCCACACGCCACCACCTGGTCTTGCTGTATCTTTAAAAAAGGTAGCAGTTTTTTTAGTATTTTGAGTATCTTCAATAATTTGTTGTCCAGTCCAATTTTGAACCCAAGAATTCCAAAGAACTGGAGAAAGACCAGTTTGAGGATCTACACCGAATGTTCTTGATGCAATTGCAAGAGTTTCTGCATAATTTCCTTCAGTATTGGTTATTTTTGCCTCAATTCTGACTGTATCAACCCAAGTATCTGAAGCTGGAGTTAACTCAAGAGTTCCCTTCCAAAAAGTTACAAGAAATGGAGTTACACTTTCCGTTCTGGTTGCAAATGATTGCTTTAACCATTCAACTTCCGAATAATCTAATGTAATAATGTCATTAGTTTTTCTAATGTTAATCCCTTGAATATTGGAAAAATTTAAATCTGTAGATGTATCTATATTTTGAACAGGTCCTGGAATTAAATCTATAGAATTTGTATAATGTCTTGGCCTTAATTCTTTATTTTTAATATCAATACTATTTTTAATATCTACACTATTTTCTTGTGTTAAAATAGATGTAAAATTATCAACAAAAAAACCGGATTTAAATCTATTCAATCCACTTGAATCTGCAACAAAAAGATTTTCTGTATTTGATTCAAGTAGAGATAATGCGGTATAATATTCTAAGTTTTTAATTCTATTTTCGAGGTTTTTTATATCAACCATTCTATATCTTTTATGTTCTAAAAATTTAATTTCTGCTTGAGAAGTGGAATATAGATATGGAGGAAGAGTGATTGTTGAAATTTCTAAAGATTCATCAACTATAACAGGTTTTTCTGGTTTTTCTGAAGGAGTTCCATATTTAACTTGAAAATTTCCATCTTTAGACAAATAAATTGAATCTATTCTCCCCAGATAAAAAGAAAAATTGGTTAAAATTGATTCATCGGATGCAAGAATGTTTTCCGATGAATTTCCGGAAGAATTAAAAGTTTTTCCATAAAATTCAAATGGTGACCTAGAATTTTTAGAAACTGTATATGGAGAAACCCTAGGTCTTATATCAATAATATCAGAATTTGATACTCCATTAATTGATATTATTTCATCAGAATAATTAAAAGTACTATACGAGTTTACCGTTGTAATATCACCATCATCTGCAGAATCATAAAATCCATTAGAAAAATATACTTTTATTTTTTTATTTGGTTCTTCTGAATTTAATTTTCTAGTAATAAATCCATAATCATAAAAAGTTTCTCTTTGTCCAATTGAAAATGTATAATTTGATGATATATCAAAACTATTAGAAACTAATGTAGTAATAACTGCTTGAATATTAGATTCACTAAAAGTTACAGTTTCACCTTCTTTAAATATATTTTGATTTTTATAAATGAATGATATTTCGTTGTTTGTTAATTTTTCTGCAACAATTCCAAGAGTGCTTCCATTTTGACCCAATATTTTTTCACCAATAATTAATTCAGAAGTGGTTCCTGATGTACCATTAATTGATGAAAGTGTCATTTTTGATGCAGAAGGATCTGAAGTATCTGAAGATTCAAAAATACCATGAATTTGTATAATATCAGGAACATTTAATGAAATATTTTTATCTTGAACTCTTGTCCCATAAGCATAATTTCCAAATTCAAGACCATCATTCAATGTAGTTCCACCAATACCAGATCCGGCATATTTTGATTTACTAATAATTATACTATTAACTCTATTCTTTCTTTTTGCTTTTGCTTTCGGTTTAATTTTTCTTAGAGTGGTTGTTAATGTGGCACCAGTATCATTAGAACCTAAATTGTAAATTTCAAGTTGCCTACCACCATCAATGAAAGAAAATCTATCCGAAGTTAAAACTTCAGTAGATCCATTTGATCTACATAATGAATATCTTTCTTCGTCAAAAGGTAAGAAAAACTCATTAGGTCCAGCACTTACAGGAATTGATAATTTATTTGATTCAATATTGACTACAAAGGATTTTCTAATTGTTAAACTTGCATTAGTTAAATCTACGTTAGAAATATTATTATTAGGAAGTTTTGTATATAATGTATTGTCTGTTGATGATTCTAAATTAGTTGTTAATATTTTAAAATCAGTAACTTGCAATAATGAAGTTGGCAATTTTCCTTGAGAAATTCCTGTTACGGTAGAAACTCCCGTAATTGTAATCGTAGTAGAACCTACACTCACAACTTTCGCAAAAACTGGATCTGATAGTGAGGTGTCACTATAAGAAATTATATTATCTTTTTTTACAATATTTCCAGGGAAAGAAATATTTGGACTTACTACTGTACTAATCCCACCAGAAAATTGACTGATTGTTGCAATTCCAACATTAAATTTTATATTTTGTACTGTATCTGCAGAAAATGTTGATGCAGATCCTACTAAACCATAAACTGATTTAATATCAGGAATTCCATAGGATGTTACTGCTATTGCAACATACCCAGAATCTATTCCATCAATTATAAATGATTCATTTCTTAAAAAAACGCCTTTTGTATTATATAGAGTTATGAGAGAATTTGCAGAAACTGCATCTTTAATAAATCCACTTGCACCACTATTTGCACCTTCAACAAAAGTTGGAACTGCTAAAGTAATTGGTTCATTCAAAGTAATTTCTGTGATGGTTTGAATATCATATAAAGAAATATTCCACTCATTTAAGTTAGCATTTGATGTACTGTAAGATCCAGATTCCAATTTAAAATCATAAACTCTAGCAACACCAATTTCCTTTCCTGGCGCAATTGTATTTGAAGATCCTACTCTTTCGCTTCTTAAACTTAAAACATAAGTATTTCCAATTCCAATAATTGGAGATCCTTTAACATTATTTAATAAGAATGTTGGTCCAGTACTATAATTAATTGATTGATTTTCTAAAGTTTTAATTGTTCTTGGTTTTTCTACATCTAAAAATATTGAGCTAATTGTTTCTACTTCATATCCTCTAACGATTGCTTTGCCTGGAGATATTTGATATATTATCAAATCATCTGAGGGATTTAATCCACCATATGTAAATTGTCCAGAATTAAAAATACCACGATTACCTAAGTTATTATTTAATGACTCTTTTACTGAGATATCAAATGGTTTAATAAAGTAATCTCCAGATTCATCATATGTTCTTCTTGCAAGTTCATCAGCAATAAGATTATATTCTGTTGTATTTTTTTGTGACCTTAAAACTCCATCATTAATTGTTGCTAATTCTATAAAATTATTATCATCAAAATCATTTAAACTTTTCTTGAATAATGATGCTGATATTTTTAGTCTATCTGCCCCCGGAGCCGCATAATTATTAAAACCTTGAGAATTGTCGTTCAGTGCCTCATCAATATCTGAATTAATAATCTGCTCATTTACAAATAAACCAACTCTATAGTTTGATCTGTTGTTATACTGATCAAGAATTAAAGATTCAGTATCTACACTTACAAATTGCCCACGAATAAAATAAACACCATTTGTAATATTAAATGAAGAACCTGTAGCAGTTGAATTATTCGCTAATGTAACTGCTACAGGTTGTCCAGAAGCAATTGATGTATTTCCTAAAAGACCTGAAGAAATTGTAATATTTGAAACTAAAGATTCTCCATCAGAAAATTGTTGAGTTGAATTATTCTGTGTGCTTGAATTCAAATAATTAATATAAAGAGTTAAGTTACCTCTTTCGGAATCTTGGGGAAGAAGGACTTTATCTACTATAGCACTTACTCCTGAAGTTTGCCCTGTAATTTTACTTCCAACAAGTTGATCTGCGTATGCAGAAACTGGAACTCCAAGAAAAGTATTTTGAAGTTGGACACAATAATATAATTGCGTATATGAAGTATTTCCTGGTATTACTTTAGCACCTTCTTTAAAAAAGTGTTGTCCAAACTTTTCAATTTGGTTTTGGAGAATTGATTGGAGAGTTGTTAATTCTCTTGCTTGAACAGGAACTCCTGGTTTAAAAAGAACTTTATGGTAGTCATTATTTGCGTCAAAATCATCAAAATATGGTGATACATTGAGATTGGTTTGCTGAGACATAATTTTTTAGAACTGCAAAATGACTTTAATATCTTCTTTTTGATTTGGAGACCTTGTAATTGATGGTCTATTATCTACGTAGATAATATTTCCAGAATGTTTTTTTACTTCTGGATTTGCAAGACCACTTGTAAAAGATTGACCAAGGTAATAAGTCCTATTATTTATCACGGTAGATATACCTGTAAATGTAGTATCAATTGATAAACTTGCTGATCCGCCAGTAATTATAAGACTTCCACCTGTACTAATAGAACTTGAAAATTCAACCTGATCAAATCCAAAAGTTGGATTTGTTATTGCAACTCCAACCGTTGAAAATCCCGAATTAGATCTATCTTGCCAATACTTTAGTACACCTGTAATTTGGTCATAACTAATAACTCTACCAACAGCAGTAGTTCCAGTAGAAATTGTTTGAGTAATAAATGAGTCTGCAGTATATACTGCAGACTCAACACCAATGCCAGTTAACTTAAGAGCATAAACAGCACTTGCCTTATCTGGGGAAATGCCTACATTAAATGCTGGATTTTCTACAATTCCAATTCTTGAAAATTTATTTCCAGTAATAAAATCTGGATTTTGAATATCATTTTCAATTCTAGAATACATTAGAACATTATATGCACCAAGTTCTCTATAAATATCTGCTCCATGACCTCCTTTCGGTGAAATAATTACATTAAATGATGGTCTAGTAGTTCCTGTAGGCACATTTCCTGCAACTAAATCAACATTTCCAAACGTATATCCGGAACCTTGATTTGATATTGTGATTGACTCTACTTTTTGATCATTATTAACAACAATAGTACAATCTGCTCCAGTACCATCTCCACGAATAGGAACTTTTGTATAAGTTCTGTTTGCTGTTCCTACACCAACACCTCTATCAGTAATAGTTACAATCTTAATAGATCCATCAACAGCATTATTTCTTACCTCTGCATTATCAGTACTTGTTTCCCAGTTATCAGGAACTGGCATAAATTCAGTGGATTCAAACTTAATAATATCAGTTGGTTTAATACTATAAAGATATTTCCAAAT